TTGGTAAATCCTCGCTTACGAATATCTCTATAAATTCTTTTCTTGGGTCAATTACGTACCCAATAATATCTAAATCGTTGGTTGTTCCTACCTCTCTTAAAACCCAATTAGATTTTATGTTTTTTGTTTCCGAAGAATATCGGATCGTGTACACAAACCTAGAGTAAGATTGTAGCTCATTACCTTCGAACTTCTCCTCGACATCACGAAGAGATTTAACATTTTTATTAGCCCACATAGTATGAACGGTTGCGTAAGTATTAGTCACACCGCCAAAAGCATCTTGTGAAGCTGAAAGGTCCCTTAACTCTACTCGAATGTTAAAGTCACCTGCCTTTATTTGACTTATAAACGCCATCTAGTGATAACACTTATAAGGTTGTAATAATATTTGAGAAGCCATAGGAAACTGACGCTTTCTATCTTCTCTGAAGTAATACATATCAGCTACAATTAACTTAATAGCTTGTTTAATCGCTTCAGGTACATCTGCACTAGCCGCACCATATCCTGTGTTGAACCAAAAGTAAAACGTATTAGCCGCATTATCCTTAAGCGTAGTGCCTGGAAAGTCCGAACTAAGGTAAGCTAAGGAAGGGTTAGAGAAAGCGTCTATATACGCCTTATCTGAGCTTTGAGCAGCTCCATTCTCATCTACCCAATTAATAGGTTTCTCTACAGATTCAGCGTTAGTATGTAAAGTACAATTAGGAAATATTAACGAAGCCTTATTTACTTGCTCGTTAAAGTAAAGTTTGTATTGGTGTGTTATGAAGTGGCGATTACAATAGTTCTCAGCCATATCAGTAGCAGCATCTATATAGTAACCCAACAATGTATCTTCATCGCTAGAATCAATACGCAACTGAGCCTTAATATCAGTAACCGACACCACCTTAGTAGCAGGGTTATCGACTAAAACTAAATCGCCTTGTTTGTTATCGTTTGGGTCTAAGTACATAGATTAAAAGTGAAAAAGGTTAAAAAAGGGAAGCCCCGAAGGACTCCCTTTAATTAAAAACTATTTATTATTAAGCTACTAAAGAAGTTGCTTTAACAAATCCTGCTCCATCAGAAACACCCCAGTCCATATATTGGTTAAGTACCAATCTAGTTTGACCGCTTACAGCTACTGAATAAGGATCTACCATAATGTCTAGTCCACCGAACATTCCCATATATAATTTAGAGAAGTCACCGAAGAAGAAGTCACCTGATGCACCTGCTGATTTAGTACAACCATTAGTAAAGTAAGTAGGGTAACCGTTAACTAAAGCACCTTGCATACCTACGTTTACTGCTGCTACTTGAGCTGATTGCTTAAGTTGAGCCATTAAGTTAGGAGAAGCTACATAAGCTAAGTTTCCTTCAAGACCACCTGCTTCTGCTAAAGTTTGTTCAGCAGTAACAAAGTCTAACATAATAGAAGCTAAGTTAGAAAAAGATGATTCAACAAATACACTTGTTGCTAATTCACCTAAAGAATCAGGAGCACCTGCTACACCTGCTGTAGAGAAGATAGCTGCATCCATTTTTTGTGCTGTTGCACGACCTAAGTCACGAATGATAGCTTGTTCTGCTGCTGCTCCGTTTTGTAGCAATAATTGCTTAGAGATATTTACGTAAGAAGCTAAACGAGTTGGAGTCAATTCAACTTTACCGAATTGTGCACCACCATCATCTGCATCTGTAACCTCACCTTCCCACTCAACAGAAGAAGCTCCTGCTACAGGAATTGTAGTGTTAGCACTTAAACCTGTTAAGATGTTTGCACCTACTTTGTCAAATACAGACGCTTCTCTCATTGCATCAGCAAATCCTAATACGTTTGTAGGAGCGATAGCTGAACCGCCTTGAGTTACATTAGCACGAGATTCTAACATAAAAGAAGGAATACCTAAACCGTTGATTGAACGACCTGCTGAACGAGCTTCGTTTACAGCTTCTTCGTGCATTTCACGCTCTACTCCATCTAACTTTCCGTTAGTAAAGTCATTTACTGCCTTGAAGAAAGAGAAGTTTCTTACTTCTTTTGGCTCATTTGATACTGGAGCTACTACTTTAGAAGCAATCTCAGCGTTTAATTTTTCTTGTCTTTCGATCATTTCGATAGATTTTTTTAGTTCGTCTATTTTAGACATTTTCTCATCGTAAGATACTTGCTCTTCAGAAGTAAAGTTACGAGTTTCGTTTTTGCAAAGTTCAAGCATTGTATTGGCTTCTGTAATGAAACCTGCTCTTTCTTGCTTTAATTCAACTGAATTTTTCATTTGTTTTAAAGTTTGCTTTTGAGTTTTAACTCATTAGTTAATAAATTAATATTCGAAAGGTCTATAACCTCTTCCTCTTTAACCTCTTCGGTTTCGTTGTTAAACTCTTCCAAAGAACGTAAAGCTACATCAGTATTGGAGTAAGCCCCAACACCAACAATCGAAACATCAAACAACCTTCCGATCTTATTGATATTTCTCTTTGCTACATCACCATCTTTACTCCACTCGTCATCCTCTACCGTAAAGGCAAACGAAGATTCATAAAGTAAACCTCTACGCATCAATTCAGCGACATCTCGCCCAACCGTTGTGTTAGGTAATGTACCATCGTATCTTAAACCTAAATCATCTACAGACAATTTAAGCGTACCACCTTGATTTCTATCTAAGATAGCATTCATATCGTGGTTAAATGTTAAAATTACATTGTCATCTAATCGACCATCAAACGCACCTCTTGAGATAACTTCTCTGAAGCCTAAATCTCTGCTTTCGTGGTCGAACAAAGAAGCGTAACCTGTCACTTTGATTTCGTCAGAATCTTCTTCCATACGAACCTCAAGTGCTTTTGAGTACACTCTAATTTCTTTATTATTATTGTTCTTCATCTTCTTTAATATTATTGTTAATACTTTCCCTAGATGTGTCCTCTCCTAGCTTATCTAAAGGCATCATATTAGATTGCATATAGACTTTTTCGCTTTCTCCACCCATCGGGTTCATATCCTCAAACGAACGTACCTCATCAGGCGATAATACACCGATGTTTACTAAAGTTCTGTAATAGTCAGCACGTGATTTAGAATCACCTCTAAGTAAAGCGTTTAGGTTAAATTTAAAGTATTGTGTACCTTGCTTTTTAAAAGGAATTAATTTAGAGTTCAACTCAGTTTCAATTCGCTTAACATAAGGCGTAATAGTGTGAACCACAAAGTCTATTTGCTGTGCTTCTATGTTGTTGTAGCTAGCAGCAGATAAATCATTTATGAGGTGGTTCGGTACTCTAAAAATACGAGCAATTTCACTTATAGAGAATTGTCTTGACTCTAAGAACTGTGCTTGATTGTTCGGTAACATCTTAGGCATAAAGTCCATACCTTCTTCAAGTATAGCTGTCTTACCTGTGTTAGCCGATCCACCGTAGTTGTTAGACCAAGATTCTCTAAGACGTTTAGCTGTTTCGGGCTTGAGAGTCCCAGGGTGTTTAAGAATACCTCCCACAGACGCACCGTTCTTAAAGAATGAACCTGCGTGGTGGTTTAAGGCTAAAGATATTCCTAAAGTATTTGCTTGTGACTCAATAGGCGATTGTCCCTCGATACCATCAAGAGAAATGCCTTTACAATGAATCATATCGATTGCGTTTACTCTGCCTGTATAAGGGTAAACGAAATTAGTATTGTTTTGATTTATCTCGTAATATACACTTCTACCATCAGGTGACATATAAATATCTACGTCAACGCATTGGATAGGGTGCAATCCAATAGGTAAACCTGCTCCGTTTCTTTCGATGTAAGCGTAGAAGTTTCCATCTAAGCTCAAGTCAACTAGCATACGCTCGAAGAACATAAAAGAATTAAATAAAGGAGAAGGTTGTTTACCTACTAAATCAGTTAGGGGGGAGTTTAATTTTTTCTTTTTGCCAGTTTCAATATCAACTTCGTGTTCCGATATTGGAAGTGAAGCGATTGTTTCTGACAAGACTCTTACGCAAGACCAAACCGCTGCTATTCGCATTGCTTGTTCTTTAGACACGTTTTCGCCTGATTGTGAACCGAAAGTTGGTCCTAGTATAGTCTGTCCGTAAAGACCTCTTTCCTCTTGTTTAAGAGGTTGTTTTCTTGTAGTAAAAAAGTCAAATATTCCCAAATTGTCTGATTTTATGAAAAACTATACACCTATAAATAGTAAAAACACCTAAAATGTGAACTAATTTTTCGAGTTATTTTTGATTTTTTTTAAAGAACGCTCTAAAACCTTATGTATATAGCGAATACTACACCCTTTAATTTTTGCTATTTCTTGTATTTTTAGCCCATATTCGAACCTTAAATACACAATATCTTTTGCTTTTTGGCTGTCTAATTTAAATATCTCTTGCCAAAGTAGGTCAGGAAGTGAATCGTAATCATCACTTTTAAGGGGTATTTTAGGCTGTTTAAGACGATAAGTCGTGTGAAAAGGGCTAGAGGTAGATAGCACTTGATTAACGACCACACGAGCCACGAAATACTCTATTTGATTTGTTTCGTGTAAAGACTCGATAGTTTCACTCATTTGTGAAAGTAAAATAAGGTTGATGTCCTGGACTAAATCGTCTAAGAGGTGATAGTCCTTGTTGTTAGCCAAAACACTAGAGCAAATCGCTCTAACACTACCTTGATGTAGTTTAATAATTTCGCCTTTAGATAAAGAATATCTCCTTGTCATCATAACCTGTTCCACTATTTTTGTTTTTCATTGCTTCGCTTAAAGCCATTAGACACGAAACGATACCATCAATCTTGTCGTTAGACTTAGCTTTGTTCGGCTTTACGTTACCTGCTGGGTCTTGGGTAAGTACGATGTTTGACATCATCCACCTAAGTACAGGATTTCCTGCGTGACGAATGTTTCCTCCAAGCACTAAAGTTTCGAACTCTTTTGTTGCAGGCGACATAGTCCGATAACCTTGACCGACAGGTATCATTGGACAACCCTCTTCTGTAAGGTCGATTACGATTTGTGAAGCGTTCCATCTGTCATAAGCTATCATTTGAATATCGTATATCTCGCTCAAGTCACGTATCTTTTGCTTGATGTAGTTGTAATCGCAAACGTCACCAGGAGTAAAGATAACGTGTCCTTCTCTGTGCCACTTTAGGTAGTCTACTTTATCTCGTTCGGATCGTTTGTAAGCGTTCTCTTCGGGGATAAAGAAAAACGGAATAATATCGTACCCATCGTTGTTGTCAGGGAACATAAGTG